AATGTCGCGACCCCGCGCGAAGTCTTTTTTCAACGCGAAAATCAAGAGGTAAAAAATTGAATGACCGCGCCACAATGCAGCTCCTGTTATTATTTCGAAGTGTTAAAGGGCGTGCCGGGCAAAGCGCCGGGCATGTGCCACAGATTCCCCCCGTCTTTGCCCGGCGGTGACTACGGCATTTTTGGGGAACACTGCGTTGTGAAATTTGACGGCTGGTGCGGCGAATTCAGGCTCCCGCCTTTGCCGCGTCTTTCCGAATTGCTAAAAGAGTCTCGCGATGGCGGCTAAAAAATCCGGCGCGCCCAGTCGCTGGGATTTTTCGCAGTCTGAAATTGCGGAGATTTTCGGCGTAACGTCCGCGGCCGTTATCAAGTGGCAGTTGGACGCCAAGGAAATCGACGGCAAAAAGTGGTATGACATCCGGCTGGCAGGAGCGAAGCGCCGAGAAATTACAGAGCGAAAGGCAGGCGGCCAGGGCGCGGGGCTCACGGCTGCGCGCGTCCGTGAGGCAAACGCGCGGGCCGAAAAGGTCCGGATGCAAACGGCAATTCTGCGCGGGGAGTCGATCCCCCGGAAAGTCGTCGAGGGTGTCTGGTCGGACAAAATCCAGTATCTGGCGCAGGCTGCGGCGACTACGGACACCAGGGCCGCGCGGGTCATTTGCGAACAGCACGGGATCGTGGACCAGCGAAGCGTGGAAAAAATAATCCGGCAGTTTTTAGACGAGGCGCTGGCGCGAATGTCGGAATATAACCCAGACGAATACCTGGCGCGCATGGGCGCGGTCGTGGACATGGGGGAGGAATCGGATGGAGCAGAAGAAACAGAAGCGGCTGAGAATTGAGGCTGGCGGCATGACTGAAAACGCACGGTATTATTTCGACGCTGAAAGATTCCCGCAGGGGATAGACTGGCCGCGTGAGCCGGCGCAATTGTCGCCGGATCCAATAACGCGTTGCACAGACACATGGAAAATTGGAACGCAAGGCTGGTAAACATTGCTCGATAAAAATTCCCTTGCCGCATTGCGGCAGGTCATTGCAAACACGGTCGGCCGATTAAAGCCGCGCGAAAAGTTGAAAGTGTCGGAGCACGCGACGCGCTTCCGTTACGTCGGCGCGGCGACGTCGCATTATGCCGGCCCATGGCGCAATGAATTGACGCCGCACCTGGTCGAAATCATGGACGCCGCAAACGAGGAGGGCGTGCATACCATTGTCTTGATGGGGCCCGCGCAGGCTGCGAAGACCGAGGCCATTCTAAACTGGATCGCGTATTTCATGCACTGGGAGCCGTGCCCGATTATTATGGTCATGCCAGACGATTCCCTGGTCGAGACATTTTCAAACATGCGCCTTATGCCAATGATCCGAGAAAGCCCGGCGCTCGCAAAGTTGATCGAGACCACAAGCAAGCGCAACAGCAGAAACAAAATAACGGAAAAGGCTTTCCCGATGGGCTCGATTTTTATCGGCTCTGGGGAGACGGCAAAAACGTACGTTCAACGCGCCGCGCGCGTTGCAATCATGGACGACACGGACCAGGTTGCGCAGGACATTAAAGGCCAGGGGAGCCCCGACAGTTTGCTGGACAAACGCACAGAGACTTATGCAACAAAGGCGCTTAAGATTTATTGCGGGAACCCGACGGACGAGAATTCGCACATGGCCAGACTGTGGCGCAAGGGCGACCGGCGCGCGTCGCGCTTGCCGTGTCCGTTCTGTGGACACATGCAGTCGCTGAAATTTGAGCGGTTTATTTTCAAGGAAATTGACGGGACAGTTTTGCCTGGTTCCGTTTCGTACCCGTGCGAGAAATGCGGCGAGATCATCCCGGAAAGCAAAGCGGACTGGATGCGCCAGGGGATTAAATACGAGGCGGCCAGAAAATGCCGGGGCATCGCAAGTTTCTGGATTGAGGGCGGCGCGTTTGATGCTGGCTGGAAGCCATGGCACAAAATCCTCGACGAAATAATCAAAGCGAAAGAGAAGCCGGAGGAATACAAAACCGTATGGAATGTGACGCTTGCCAGGGTCTGGCAGACAACGAAAAGCGCGCCGCCATGGGAGGAACTGTATGAGCGCAAAAAGATTTTCAGACGCGGGGAAATTCCAAAAGGCGCTCTGTGCCTGACGCTCGGCGTTGACGTCCAGCACGATAGACTCGAGGGCCTGCTTGTGGGATGGGGCCGCAAGCGCCAGCGGTACGTCATAGACCATTTCATGTGGACTGGCAACCCTGCATTGCCGTCAACGTGGGACCCGCTACGCGCTCTCATAACGTCGCCGATGCCTGCGCCGCTAATTTGCACTGCGATCGACTCCGGAGACGGGAACACTGTCACACACGTTTATGATTTCGTGGCGAGTATGCGCCAGGGAGACGAGCGGGTCATCGCGACGAAGGGGGCCAGCCGTTATTTGCCGACCTATGTTCTTCCGCCGGAGGCTCTGGAAATTCGCGTGGACGGGAAGCGCAAACAAAGCGGCGGGAAGGTTTACAGCGTCGGCACGGACTTTATCAAGTCTGAGATATACGCATTTTTCAAATTGCCGCATGCAGCCGGGGACCGCGGGCAACCTCCGGGCTGGGTGTTTTTCGCGGACGGATTCTCAGAGGAATTTTACCAGCAATGCACAGCCGAAAGCCTGACCATGAAAATCGTCGGAGCCAAGCGTCGCTGGTACTGGCAAAAGACGCGCGAAAGGAATGAAGGCCTGGACCTAATGGTCCTGGCGACTGCCGCAGTCGCCACCAAGGGCTGGATGGGCTGGACCGAAAACGATTGGAGCCGATGGGAGCAGGCGCGCGCGATGTTCGCGGCGAAGCCGCAAGCGGTCATCGGCGGCGCGCCTGCGGCCCCGCGGCGATCGTCGGCAGATAACTATGGCGGTATTTCTCTTGACTGAGCGCGCGCGGCGTTGTATGCTGTGGATGTTGAAAGTAGGCGCAGAAGGGGGCGGACTTCACATCCACCCCCTTCATTTTTTCCCCTTGACTGAATCCCCCCGCGCCCTGTTACTCTGACCCGTGACGCTCGCAGAACTCAGAGAAGCCCGCGCGGCTGTCTATTCCGCGTATCTGGCCGCGCTTGCCGCGCCCAAATCTTACAGCCGAGGGTCTGCCGGCGGCTCGACTATGAGCGTGCAAGGCCAGGATGTGAAAGTCCTGAAAGAGCAATTGGATATTCTGGACGCTGAAATCGCCATGGCTGGCGGAACCGTTTCTAAAATCGTTTATGTCAGGCCTCAAGACGCATGAGAAAAACGACGCAAGAGAAAATCGAATCCGCCCGCGCAAGTCTTGAGCTTGCAAACCTGCGCGCGGAAAAACGCAAGGTGCAGGCTCGCTCAAAACTTTTGAGCGGCTATCTCAGCACGGCCTCGGGCGATTTCGAAGCGGCCCGGCGCGACAGATTCAACCAGGGTTCGTTTTCTTATTCGGGCATCGGACAGAACGAGCTCACGCCCGACGACGCAATCATCCCGGATTTGCAAGAGCTGCGGAAGCGGTCCAATTCTGCGGTCAACAATGACCCGATCGCAAAAGGGATTATTCGGAAAGTCGTTTCCGGAGTCATCGGCACAGGGCTTTCGATGCGCCCGGCATTCGCGCGCGCGACCCTGACCAGGCTTCTGGGTATGACGCCGGAGGGAATTGATTTTGCGCAAGGCGTGCTCGCCGAACATTTCGCGCCATGGGCTGACTCGACCGCGTGCGACTATGGCGACAGACAAAACCTTTACCAGAGAACCGCGCAGGTCTGCCACGTCGAGGCAGCAAGCGGCGAATCTTTCGTGCAGTTTGTGCGCAGCAATAACCGGAATGAATACGGGCTAAAGCTCAAACACATTCACCCGATGCTTTGCATGAGCCCCCCGGAGAAATTGCAGGACCCGTATTGCGTCAACGGCGTAGAAATCGACAAAGCCAGCGAGGCGCCGGTCGCCTATTGGTTTATCAAGGACCCAACGCGGCCTTACGACAAAGACAATTTTGAGCGCATCCCGGCGAAGGACGAAAAAACCGGCCGGCGAAATGTCCTGCATATTTACAACCAATTTCAGCCGGGCCAGACGCGCGGGATCCCGCGCCTTGCCTCTGACCTGCGAATGCTTGGCAACATGAAGCGCGTGAACGACGCCAACGTCATGGCCGAATTGGTGCGGTCATATTTCACCGCATTTATTACAACGCAGACGCCGGGACAATGGCAACCGGCAGACACGCAGAGCGATCCAATCATCGCGGGCACAGGCGGCACGCGCGACTCGACGACGGAAACACCCGGCCGACAGGTGCGCATGGGCGCCGGCGCCGTGCAGTTTCTGAATCCAAACGAAAGCGCGCAGATTGCAACGCCTCAGAGCAATTCCACCTACGAGGCCTGGGTAACTGCGCACATGAAATTCCTTGGGATGAGCCAGGAAATCCCTTACGAGGTTTTGATGGACGCCTTCCAATCGTCCTACTCTGCGAGCCGTGCCGCGCGTTTGACCTGGCGGAAAAACTGCGAAGTGAAGCGCTGGCAAATCGTGTACCAGTTTTTGCAGCCGGTCGCACAAGAATTTATCTGGGTTGAATCTGCGCTTGGCCGGCTCGACCTGCCTGGATATTTTGCGGACTCGAGGATCCGCAATGCGTACGAGTCCATTGCCTGGGACGGCGACGCCATCGGCCTTCTGGATCCATTGCAAGAGGCGAAAGCCGCGGACCAGCTGATCGCGACGGGCATTTCGAACCTGGCAGAGCAGACGACAGCGGTAACGGGCGGCGACTGGCGAGCCGTTGCAAACCAGCGCGCGGAGGAGAAGCGGCTGTACAAGTCGCTTGGACTCCAGCCAGAATTGTTTGACAAAAGCGGCCAGCCGTTACCAGGTGCAACCAATGATCCAGCTCAATCCTGAATCCCTGCTTGCCGTGCACCACGGCTTTGAGCACGAGCTACAAGCCGCGCGTAAAGAGCTTTCGCGCGCGATCGCGCGCGGGCAGGTCAACCGGGACTATCGAGCGGACTACGGAATGCACGGAGAAAGCCGCGAGCTTTACGCAATCCGCGAAAACGGAATTGCTGAAATCTTGATTTCGGGCCCGTTAATGAACATGCCTGAATGGTGCGAGGAATACGGCTATTGCTCTTATGAGCGCATCCGCAAGCAGGTAATGAAAGCGCAAATTGATGACCGTATAACGGGGATCAGGCTTGTGATTGACTCCCCGGGCGGGACCGTTTCCGGATGCTATGAGACCCAGCGGATGCTTTCTGCGTCTGCAAAGCCGATTATCGAAGCGGAAATCCGGACGCTGGGCGCGTCTGCTGCGTATCTGCTTGCCTGCACTGCCAAAAAGATTCTTATCGATGCGCATTCTTCTGTCGGGTCAGTCGGTACCATTATGACCATTTACGGCGAAAAGAAATTTTTGCAAATGATGGGGATTTCCCGCGAGACGTTTGTGTCTGCCGTGAGCCCGTACAAGAATGACGATCCGGAAGACACTGGCGACGAGGGCCGCGCACGGTTGCAGGCCTGGATCAATAAAGCCGGCCTGACATTCGTGCAACGTGTTGCAGAATTGCGAGGCGTGCCGGTCGAAAAAGTTCTTTCGGATTACGGAAAGGGCGACGTACTGGTCGGAGCCGAGGCAATCGCCGCCGGCGTCGCCGATGGGTATATAACGGGTGTGAGCCCTGCGCCAGTCATGCCAAATGAAACAGGAGTCGAAGCCATGAAACCAGAAGAAGAAATCAAAGCAGAAACTGCGGCAGCCGCGGAGGACCCGACCGCCGAAAGCACGGCGCCAGAAACTCCGGCGCCAATGCCAGACGCGGCTGCGGCAGAGCGCGAAAGGCTCAAGGCAATTGACGACCTGCGCCTCGTCGGGTTCGACGACCTGGTCGCAGACGCGAAATACGGGTCCAGGATGACTGTGGACCAGCTCAAGGCCCGCGTTTTCGATGCGCAGCGCGACCGCATGGCTAGCGCCCAGGCCAATCTGGACCACCTGGCGGCAGCAGACAAGGCGGCAGCGGCCGCAGTCTCGAGCTCTGTCCCGGAAATCCCGGCCGAGAAAGTCGCAGAGCAGGCGAACCGGGAAGCCGGCAAAGCCGCAAAAAAACTTGTCAGTCCATAACCAGAGGCAAAATAAATGAGTACACTACGCTCTTACGCCGACGCATTGCGCGGCACGTATAAAACGCGCAGGGAATTCCCGGTCCGAAACGGCCAGATTTTTTCTCTGTATCAGGTCATGGCCCTGGAAACCAGCACGCAAAAACTGGTCCGTTATGATTCAGCGGCATCTGACGGGGCGAATGTTCCGTACTGCGTTATTATGAGCGCAGGCACGGCAGACGGTGACACGTATCTGGATTATGTGTACAACGCCGACAGCCTCAACGGGACCAAGCTGGTTTTCAAAAACACAGACGACACCTGGCAAGACGTCGCCGAGTCATTTCGGGCAAAAGGGATCATCGTGGAAGCGTGGAATCCTGCGGAAAATATCCCGCTGACGTTTGAATCCGAATCCGAGGCGTGAGCCGTGGACGTTCTGTACATTCTTGGCACCGGCAGCCAATGGCAGGATAACGAGCTCAGATATTCCCTGCGAAGCCTCGAAAAGTACGCGCTCAATGTCGGGCGCGTATTTGTTACCGGCGAAAATCCAGGGTTCCTTTCTCCGGAAGTAGTTTTTACGCCGTGCAACGATCCCGGGCCGCGCGCGTTTAACCACATCCACAAAGTCAGGGCAACGATTGAGCGCACCGACATTTCGGAGCGCTTCCTGTTGAACTATGACGATAATTTTTTTACGTCGCCGGTTGACATCGACTCTTACCCGTTTTTTTTTAAGGGGACCTTGCCGGACAGAACGGAGACCCATAGAGCGTACCGATATTCACTGATCGAGGCGCGGCACTTCCTGGAGAAGCACGGCAAGCCGATTCTGAATTTTTCGGTCCACTGCCCGTGCATCTATGAGCGCCAAAAGTTTATGGCCTTAGAAGAAGCCTGGCAGATTGGCGCGCGGAAGCCTCACGGGATCGCCGTGCGCGCGGTCTATTGCAATTGGCACGGAGTAACGCCGGAGTTTATGGCCGATTGTAAGCTCAAGACCGTGAAGAGCAAAGAGGAGGCCAGCCTCGCGATTGAAGGCCGGCACGTTTTTTCGATTCACGACGACAGTTTGCCCAATGGCGTGGCCAATATGATTCGGGAAATGTACCCGCGCCCCAGCCGCTGGGAGCTCCCCGCCGATTGAGATTTTTTTTCTTGTAAATCAAAACCGCAAACGGTTACGCTTGAACCATGGGCGAAACCAGAGCATTTGAAAACAACACATCGGGGCAAATCAAGACCGACAATCGGATCCCGATCGCATCCGGCCAGAACATCGTCAAAAATGAAGCCTTGATGCTGAACGGCGGCGGGACCGCCCTTATCACATACAACTCGGCTACCGTCGGCGCGGCCTTCCATTCGATTGCGACGCGCGACGTTGACGCAACGGGCGGCGCCGTATATGCGGACTATATCATCCGGGCCGACGAATTCAACGGGAATGACCTTGTCCTTTCCCATGCCGGCGACACCTGGCAGGACATCGCGGAAGAAGCGCGCGCGCTTGGTATCAATCTTGTCGCGTTCAATGCGAGAGACCTGACGCCGCTCGAAGAGTCCGAGTCCGAATAAAGCAATTTTTCAAAATAGGAGAAAACCAAAATGTCTTACGACCAATTTGAAACTAGAAACCTTCTACCCATCGCCGAAGAAGTGCGCGAGCCGAAAACGTTTTTCCAGTCAATGGTGTTTGGCGCCGAGGAAATCAGCGAAAGCGAAGTCGTTGACCTCGACAAAGACGACCGCGGCTTGCAGCTGGCGGACTTCACCGAGCCAGACGCAACGGCAAAGCCCACAGAAAAGCAATCCTGGGACGCGCACACCTTCCGGATCCCTTACATGAAGCCAATGGCTTCGATCAAAACGTCGGAACTCGTTAGCCGGCTTCCTGGTGAAACGATTTACGGCGGGAAAAGCATGGCCGAGCGTCACCGCTGGCTGGCTGCGCGCACAATCGCAGACCTTGAAAGCAGGATCCAACGCCGCATTGAGGTCATGTGCTCGCAAATCGCGGCCAATGGCCAGATTCCGATTCTCGACGAAAACGGGAACACGCTGCGCTCGACCATTGTTTTCCCGCGCGACTCGCGCACTATGCAAACGCTGTCCGGCAGCGAGCGCTGGACAGAGTCCACTGCCGATATTATCGGGAACCTGGAAGAAATGGAGGACGTCAGCTCAGAACTGACCGGAATCCTGCCAGAATTCGCGTATTGCTCGCCAGAGGTCTGGCGCTGGGCGCGTCAAAACACAAAGCTCCTTGACCTGCTCGACAATGTGTCAATGCCTGGAGCGTTTGCAACGCTGGAAAGCAAGGCGCAGGCGGTCGGCGTGCGCTCTGTGGGCCGGCTTCTGGGGAAAATCCCGCTCTTTGTTGTTTCGACGAAATACCGCCGGGGGACAACCGAGGTTCGCACTGTAGGCGCGCGCGTGTTCGGCATGGCTTCCAGCCAGTCCGCCAGCCGCGTTATTTACGGGCCGATTCACGATTTCAACGATGCCGGCGACGCGATCGCTGCAGCCGTGCCACGTTATCCGACCTCATGGGTGAGTCGGAACCCCTCCGCGCAACAAATCCAGGTCCATTCGGCGGCTCTGCCGTTCACAAGCCACTGGAATTCATTCCAGACCTGGAACGTCATCGACTAAGGGTATGACGGCTTTCCTGGCTACAGATGCCGCGCGGGTTCTTGAGGGAGTTTTGTCCCATCGCGCGGAATTCCCGGGGCTCGGCCTGGAAATTCGCGGCGTTTTCGACAGATACGCCGCAGAATTCCAGCCAGGGACAGGAATGGCTGTGGCTGGGCAGAGCTCGACGCTTTCCGTCGCGTTTTCGCGTGTGAAAGACGTTTTCGACGACCTAAAAGGCGAAACTGTGCGTATTTATGACCCGGAATCGACTGGAAATGCGGCAGAATATGCCGATTTTGTGGCCGGACAGCCCCAAAAATACGAGAATTTGACCGTTGAAATACCCCTGGGGGCGGCCTAAAATGACCGTTGAACAGGCATTGCGGGAGGCTGCGGCGGCCCTTTTGACCACTACAGACGCGGGCGCAAACGTGTTTCCGATGCGCTGGGAGCCTGCGGACGAGTCGATTTTGCCCGCAATTTGCCTTTATACGATCGATTCGCCGTCCGAAAACGTGCCCGGAGACATCGGCGAGCGCCGAAAAACGGGCCTTGATGTTGTTTTGTACGCGTCCGGCCCGCGCACGCCGGCCAATCCTGCCGATTCGGCAGACGTGCAGCTCGACGCGTTGCGCGAGCAAGTCGAGGCGCTTCTAAACAAAATGTACGACTTCTGGGGCGTGGCAAACGTCATCCGGAAAGAATACAAGGGCTTTAAAATCAAAGCCAACACCGAGCAAAACCCGAAAGCAGAGCGCCTAACGCTCGCTGCGGTCATGCGGTACGATTTCGACTATATCTACGAAAATCAAGGAGTATAAATATGTCTGACGCAGTACGTGGCCTTTATTCAATGTTGAGCGACAAGGGGCTTTTGAGCTACGGCCCCGGCCGCTGCTTTTTCGGTCCTACCCTGGACGCGGCAATCCCTGACCCGCTGGACCTGACTGATCTTTCCTGGCTCCCGGAAATCGGGCACAGCTCCGATCTGGGGCGCACGCAGGGAATCACAATCAAGCCCAGCGTGTCAAAGATTGAGCTTAAAACCGCAGACGACGGCGAGCGCCCGGCAGATAAAGCCATTTCGGCGCACACCTGGAATATTGAGCTTGCCCTGGCTGACGCGGGAATCGTCAAAATCGCGCAATCGGTGCAGGGCATCGAGCTCGAGCGGTACACAAACGGGAACATCAAACGGATCATGTTCACCGACCGCACGTACCAGCGCGACAGCGAGGTCCAGGCGGCGTTTCTTTTCCGCCTCTATCGCAACGGGGTCCTTTCCCGCAATCCGATGGATAACATTTTGTTTTTCGCTGCGGCTCCGAGCACGGAAGAGGCCGAAATGGCCTACAATTCGGGAGACCAGCGGGTCCTGCCGATTTCGTTTTTGGTCTATAAATCGCTTGACTTTGCCTTCACGGACGCGGACGGTAATTCAGTACCGCTCCACGGGACCTCGTTTGCATGGGAGGAATCCGAAAGCGTGGTATAAAAGAGGGTCTATAAAATGTCAAAAGTCATTAAACTCCAGCGTTACGAACTGGAGAAAATCGGCCTGGAATTCCCCAATGGAGAAATTGGGGAATTTTCAATCCGGTTTCGCACGTTAGACGAGCAGGACAAAGAGATTGAGGAGCAGCGCAAGCTTGCAAACTTGCGCAGCATGGGCCGGATTAAGGAAAGCGACTACCAAATCGCCTACGCGAAAACGTATTGCGAATTTGACGAAAGCGTCGAAAAGCAAATCCGCGCCTTGCAGGTCCCAGAAATTGACTACCTGTTTGGAAAAATTCTTGAGCACATCAACCAGCTCAAAGAAGACAGAAAAAAAAACTAGTAAAACGAGCCGAAGCGCTGGGCGACCTGCTCCGCTTCGGCTTGCCGTTTAACTTCTCCCTGAAGCTCCTTAACGACCCAGAATTTTCCGAAGAATTCGAAATCTTTTACACTGCTGCGCACATTTTCGAGCTAGAAAAGCAGAAGCGCGACCTTGAAGCGAATTTCCCGGCTGACGCTCGCAAACGCCATTTGAACCTTTCGCGCATGATCGAAGTGCAAAGAGGCGTTGACCCGATGGCGCCGGAGCCGGAGGCAGTCGCCCAGACAGACGCGATGATCGAAGAGGCGAGCCGAGGCAAGAACCGCAGAAAGAACGCCGCGAAGCGGGGGAAACTGCTTGTAAAGCGCACGCGCCCGAGGTTACCTGAGAAGAAAAATGGCGCGCGAACTGCTAACAGTACTGAAGCTCGACGACGCCCAGTTTAGGCGCGGGATGAGCGACAACCAGAAGGCCGTTTTAGGCTTTTCTGGGGCAGTCGTTGCCGCTGGCGCGGCAGTTTTTGGCGCCACGGTTGCTATCGCCAATTACGAGGATTCAATGAACGACGCCGCGAAAGCGGCCGGCGTTGCTATTGAGGATTTCTCGGCATTAAATCACATTGCGAATCTGTCCGGCGTGAGCATGGAACTGCTCGGGAAATCCATGCGGAAACTGATTGCGCCGACCGCGCAAACGCAACAGGACCTGGCAGCGTTTGGAATTTCGCTGAAAGATGCCAATGGGCAGATGAAAAGCCAGACGGTTTTGCTGGAAGAAATTTCCAACAAATACAAAGCCTTAAAAAATCCGGCAGACAAAGCGCTCCTTGCAATGACCGCTTTCGGCGAAAAGGGCGCGGCAATGGCCAGCCTGCTGGAAAACGATATTGGCAAACTAACGGCGCAGGCCAAGGCCATGGGCCTGGTCATTACTCAGGACGCAGCCGAGGCCGCCGGGAAACTTGCCGACGACATGGACGTTTTGAAGGGCTCCGTTTTTGGCCTGGGAAAATCTATTGCAGACAGTATTATCAAGTTTGTGAACCAGACGGGAGTCATTGAAATGCTTTCCGGGGCAATCCAGAAAGTCACCGGCTGGTGGCTGTCTCTGGGCGAGGATACGCAAAAAGCGATCGTCTCGGCGGGCGCGGCTGTTGTCGCGATTGCCGCAATTGCCGGAGCCGTGACGCTTGTCGGCGTTGCCCTTTCTACGCTTTCGGTGAACCCTGTTTTTCTTGTAATTGCCGCAATTGCTGCGCTTGCCGCTGGAATTGTTTACCTTGAAACCAAAATCGGGCTGGTGTCTGCTGCGGCGTACGCGCTCCAGGCTACATTCGATTCCATTTATAATGTCGTGCGCCCGGTGGTCAATGAGGTGAAAAAGCTCTTCGAGTTTGACACGACAGACGCGCCGGATTTCGAAAAGATTTTTACGAGCATGGCGCGTTATGCCGTGCAAGGCGTAGCCATCGCGGTTGGGGCGATCAAGAATTTAAACAAACTCGTTTTCAATTTGGCCGAGGGCCTGGTCGAGGTTGGAAAATTGTTTCTGGCTCTGAGCCCCGCGAATCTGGCGGCGACAATTGCCGGCGGCGGGATTTCTATCAGCGACACGCTCAACAATCTTGCGGGGATCGGGAAAGACACGGCCGGAATTTTTAGCCAGTCCTGGCTAAAGGCAGGGGACGACGCCGCGCACGCTTTCGACGTTGCACTGGAAGAGGCCAGGATTAAACGCAAGAAACTGGAAGAGGAGCAGAAAAACACGCCCGGCCCGGCGCAAGGCGCCGTCACGCCGACCGGCGGTCCAGCCCCAAAAGAATTCGTCTCAACGCTCCAGAAACTCAACACGGCCGCAAGCGAGGCAAGCGCGAACCTGGGGAAAATGATCGACAATCTAGGCGCCGGAGAATGGAGCAAGGCCAGCGCGAGCGCCGAGCAATTCGGGATGGCGCTTAGCAATATTGCAGACATCGCGGGCAACACTTTGCAACCGGTCGTAGATGTCCTCGGCCAGATTTCAAAAGTGCATCAGGAAGAAATTAAGCGCAACACTGACAAGAGCCTTTACAATCTGGATTTTGTGACGCAGGTTATGGAGAAGCAGGCGGCCGAAGAATTGCAACGCGTGACGCAGCTCGAGGAAAGCAAGCTGGACGCCCTGCGTAAATCGCAGGCGGCACAGCTCGGGATTTTGCAACAGGGCATGGTCGAGCGCTTGCGGCTCCTGGACCAGCAATTCGCAAGCGAAGAGCAAAAGCGCGAGGCGGCATATCAGCGCGAGCTAGAAGCCGAGCGCGCAAAATGGGTTGCAGACACTGCGGCATTTTTGGCGAACACTCGCAGCAAAGAGGAGCGCCGCATAATCCAGGAAGAGCAGGACCAATCCTGGCGGGAGCGCGAGGCGCAATTGGAAGCCGCGCACAAGCAGGCAATGGCGGATTTTGCGGCAGGATGGGGCGAGCAAAAGCAGGCCACAACCGAAGAGGAAAACAAAAAAATCGAGGAGGCAAAAATCGCCTCCGACCTTGCCATTGAAAAGGCAGAGCAGGACAAAAACGCGCGCCTGAAAGCGCTTCAGGATCAGAAGGAACAGAACGACAAGCAGGCCGCAAAATTCAAAACGTTTATCGAATGGATGGGCGCGTCGGCCGCCATGGAAACGCAGAAGGGCGCGCAGGTTGCCCAGGTCATGGCGTCCACAGCTGCGGGCGCCGCTCAGGCTTTCGCCTCGACTGCGTGGATCCCGATTGTGGGCCCTGCGATTGGCGCCGCTCTGGCCGGCACGATTCTGGCCTATGGCGCGCGGTCTGTGCAATTGATCCGGACGCAGCGCGTACCGCCTCCGGTCTCACTGGCATTTGGCTCTGGCGGCGTTACCATGGGGCCAAGCCATGCCGCTGGCGGAATTGATACAATGATCGGCGGCCGGCCGGCTAACGTCGAGGGCCGCGAGGCTGTCATCGACCGCAAGCGGACCAGTCAGCTTTTCGGATTCATTGACAATATGACGTCGGGCCGGACGATGGCCCAGCGAGGCCCTACGACTGTGAACCTGCATTTTTATGGAGTCCGAAACGCGACGCCAGCTTTTGCGCGTGAAGTAATGGACATTGCAAAGCGTGAAATCGACAGCGAGGCAATAGTCGCATGAGCGAGCCAGTAAACTACGTCCTGAAAAATTCGCTCGGGCAAGAATACGTTTTTGGAAATGCCTGGATGCCGCAGGTCTCGCCCGCTATAACCGGTTACACTGTTACGCCCCTTTACCAGAGGCCTGGCGGGATGGCTGCGGGCGATTCGGAAATCGGCCCGCGAAAAATCACGTTAGAATGGAAAGACGTGCAAGAGGACCCAGAAACTTACATTGCTGCACTTAACTCCATTCGGTACGTTTCGCGCGATGGAGCGCGGCCGTGCTACATCGAAGAGCGCCGCGCAGGGTACCGCCAGGAAGTCGTGCGCGAAATGTCTGGAGACCAGGCCGACGAATTCATGTACAGGCACAGCGGCAAAAAATCGGTCTCGTTTCATCTGCTGGGCGGGAACTGGGAAACAATAGACGAAGAATTTCAGGAGGCAACGGACTGGCTGGCGTCTGGCGATTCTCTTGTCGTAAACAATCCAGAGCTTGAGGACGTCGATTGCCTGATTACAGTCATTCCGCAGACGACGCTCGCAACGTTCACAATCACAAACCTTGCAAACCAGAACGGGTTGACCATTGCAAACACAAGTTTTCGGCCCGGGAAAACTATCACGATAGACGGGCGCGACGATGGCCAGATCCGAATGAACGGCTTGAACATAAAGCTATCTCTGGCTGTTGGTTCTACGTTCATCCGCCTCGCGCCTGGCAATAATCCCTTGCTGTACGAATCGACAGAGGGCGGCGCAAAACTCCAGGTCACATTCCGTCCGGAGCGCGAGGAAATCTAAATGCCTGTTACGCAATACGGGCACGCCTTCGGGTTTGACGAGCATGGCATCGACGAGGCTTCGCTCGTAGAATACGATTATTTGGCGCGCGGCGGCGTGACGACAAGCATCAAGCGCACCGTGTACGGATTCGGCGCGCACGGCGCGCGCCTGAAATTGCGCGGCGAAACATTCGTCCCGATTTCCAGGCAGAGCGGGACAGCGGGGCCAGGGACAATTGCGATCACGTCCGCCAGCGGCGCAGCGTCTGACACGATCCGGACGGACGTCAGGCGCCCGCTTTTGCACACACTGGAATTTACAAACGCGAAAGACGGGAGCACCGATTTTTCGTTTACGTTGCACCGGATGCCGAGCTTCCCACTTATCCCGTTTTCCATTGTATCAATCAAAATCGGGGATACCGCTTTCGACTGGTATTCCGGGGTTTTAAACTATCCAGATTTCGGAGGCCTGGGGATCAGCGAGCGCAACGGGCGCGAGGGCCCTTTCAAGTTTTCCGGGAAGGGCCTTGTGCAGTACCTGAATCAGATTGAAGCGCAAGACCAGTATACAGGCGGCCCGTCTGTGGACGTCACCGACATTGTGCGCCAAATGGTACAGGATTGGATCGTGCCGTTTTCGCCGATTCACTACGACGAAAATAAAATATATGCCTCGGCCGGCGTGCCATTGCTGGACAACATCGACACCAGCAAAACGCCGATAGGCAAAGCCCTTTCGATTCTAGCAGACCAGGCAAAATGCAGGTTTGGAGTCGATGGCGATGGGGATTTCTTTTTTGTTCCTTACGAGGACGACCCGACGGCCGTTTATTTTGTGCAGAAAGATTTCCATGGATGGGAACCGAAACAGAACATGGATTCGGTCGTCAATTACTGGCTCCTGACTCGCAACGGCGTCAGGGATTCTGAAAAGTCCGGCTGGACTGTAGGCGCAACGCGCGAAGACGTACCGAGCCAGAAAAAGAACGGCTTTCGCCGCGAAACGAAGAGTTTCCCGGGCTACTGGGGCGACGATACTTTCAACGCTGTCGCAGACAATCTGATCGAAAGAAGCAAGGACCCTGAAATTTGCGCAGTCGCAAAACACTGGATTGTGCCGTCCACTGGCATCCGATTTATTCCTATCGGCCGCTGCTATGTTGTCGAACCGCCTGCGAAAAACTGGACGATTTTCGACGACCTGGACGACTCCGGAATCTGGACAGGCCCTGCGGTCGAAGACTCCGACGTGCTCATGTGGAGCGCAAACAGCATTCGGATTGATCACCCCGGCGCCGACTCTGACTCCATCGAGTCCGAGGTGCTGGATGATTTTACGACGGCTTATTTATTCAAAGACCTTTCATTCTATGGCAAGGTAACAAAAATTGCATTCTACGCGCGCGCTACGCGCATCGGGCGAATTGGCGTCTGGGGATTTGGTGACTCTGCATGGGATGAATACGGAGACAACCCGATCGAAATTTACAACGCGGGGGACTTCGAGCGGCAGGAAATAGACATCGAGGCGCTTGTCTCTGGGGGCATTTCCAGTCTGCGCTATTTCGGCGTGCAAATTCAAAACGAAAACGCGCTTTCGCTGTATCTAGATCGAATTGAAATTGAAGTTTTCGGCGCGCGCTGGCTAAATTTGCAGGTGACAAAAGTCCGGACGGACCCGAAGGCAAAAACGATCGAAGTAGAATTTGGGCAGCAACCGCCCAGCCTGCCGTCATTCATGCGCGGCCTTCAGGCCGCCGAATCAGATTTGAGATTCGGCCAGGAGATCAGATAAAATGCCAGCAAACCACAGGCGAAACCAGCAAGACGGCGAATACAGGCCCAAAATCTGGGGCGGCGTTAACGGCGACGTCTCAAGCGAATTCGAAGAACACACCGTTATGTACTGGTCAGACGGCCAGTTTTATGGCATCCAGTTGCACGAAGCTCCAATCCGCGGCGATGGCATCCCGACCATCCGGATTTATCGGCGCGTGGCCATGGTTGACACATTGCTGACCGAGGTGGAGCTCGAAATCGACCCGAGCACCGGGGAATTCTCGGTGGACTACGAGGAGGCCGGGTACGACGGAACCGGCCGGGTATTTGCCAGCCCATCCGAGGAGGGGAATACCTGGATTGTCAAACGGTACGCAGGCGTCGGGGAAACGGACAAAGACGAGGAGAACCTGGAAATCGAAGGCGACTTTACGATCGGCGGCGTTTTGCAAGACACAGCCGGCGCAGCGCTTGCGGGATACGGCACGCGCAACGGCGGCACGGTCAAATTTTACGCCGAGGAAATCGAGTTTACTCTGGACAATGGATCAAACACGGTAGCGCACGGAGTCGTAAGCGGCTACACCGACAACTTGATTTTCAATCCGCGCGTGAGGGACGACGACGGCGTCGCCAATCCTGGGATTTCTTCCATCGACTGGAATGATACCAATTTTGTCATAACGGCTGCGCTTTCAGGGCCTCGAACTGCTTACATCTCTTTTTACCGGTGGGCTGAATAATGGCAATCGGGCCAAAAAACATCCGCGAAAACCAGAGCCTGAAAGCGCAGGGCCTGCCGTACAGATTCCCGAAAATAATCGGTGGCGCGTCTGGAGAAATCGCGGACGAATGGGAGACGCACACGGTCCAGTACTGGGCAGACGGCGATTTTTACGGAATCCTTCTGGAAGAACTCGCCGTGAAAGGCTCGGGAATTCCTGCGCCGCTCATTTATCGCAAGGCTGGCAGCACATATACGGAATTGACAGAGCTTCCCCTGTCCACCATACCGCCGGTCGGGTTCTATGCGGTTGACTATCACGGCACCGGGTTCGAATCGACAAGCCGCGTTTTCATGCACGAGGATATGAATGGCTGGACTATTGTTGTCAAGCGGTACGCTGGTCTTGGGCGCGTGCCTCGCAGGACCAGAAAAAACGGCTTTGTGCAAAATCGCCTGACTGTTACCGGCGAAATCATCGGCAATGAAACGGCATATGCAGGCGCGACAATTGCGCGCGAACAATTGGCGGTAAAAGAAATTGTGACCGAAAACGTAAACAAACGGTTCAACTTGATCGAGCACGGAATCGCAAACGGGAAAACGCGAATCATTTCATGGGCGTCGCACTATCGCCCGGCCGCGCCGAAATTTCGAGACGTTTCCTTTCTCCCGCGCGCGCTCAACGCTCAAAAATGGTATGGCGGGAATCCTAACGGATCCGGGCTTGTGTCTGACGAGAACAGCATCGCGGCCGATTTTCGTTCTGTCGCTTACGGCAACGGGGTATGGGTTGCCGTCGCAACGCCGACGGCCGGGTCAACGTCTGTTTACACGTCGCCGAATGGCATCTCATGGACGCGCCGCGCGGCAACCGCTGCGAATAATTGGAATTCGGTTGCCTATGGAAATGGCTGGTTTGTGGCCGTCTCGAGCAATGGCACAAATCGAGTCATGCGCAGCCAGGACGGAATTGGCTGGGCGTCTGCGCCTGCGGCCGAGGCCAATTCCTGGAACGGGATCGCGACGGACGGCGCAGGGACATGGATCGCCGTTGCCTCCACTGGCACAAACCGCGCGATGGTCTCGACCGACAACGGGGCAACCTGGACGGCCTCGAATATCGGGTCCAGATCATGGACCGGCGTTGCCTACGGCGAAGGCGTCTGGGTTGCCGTTGCATCCGGTCATCTCAAGCGCAGCACCGACAACGGGAACTCTTGGGGCGGCGAAACAGCGGCCGGCGCAGGCCTTGCGCTTTCGCGCCGGGTATCTTATGGGCAAGACTATTTTGTGGCCGTTGCGTATAACGCAGGCGCTCAGACCCTGGGCGTGTACAGATCAGACAACGGGGCATCCTGGGCGCTTGTGTCCGTATCGGCTGGGCCTGACAGCGACACCCTCGACATTTGCGCGGGCCTCGGCCTGCATGTGATTGTCGAGGCCACAGCGCTTTTTATTTCATCCGATGGCGGCGCAACCTGGGCCCCTTACGTCGGGCCGCTTAATAACGTCGGCAGCTCTGGCGCGTTTGGCGACGTGCGCGAGATCGCTTTCGGGCAATCGGCGTTTACGCTGGTCTGCGGCACTGGCTCGCTTGCATGGACAGAGCGAAATTTTGCTGACGATTCACACCTTTCGGTTTTAACAGACATTAACGACGAGGCCGCAAGCGTGAACCGTGAAGTTTATACGTATATCCTATACAAGCAGGCGGACGCATGACCAACGAAATCCTGATAAATAACCGAGTTAACCAGGTTACCGGTGCAACGGACTGGCTCACATTTGCAGACGCAGGATTCCCGGACCTGCCGGAAACCTACACAATCGCAGACCTTGACGCGAACAGAGCAACCGACGGCGGACACTATCGGAACTTGTACGGGATCAGGTTGGGGAAAATTCCAGACCCTGACACCCTGCGAATTTTCGAGTATTTGGCAGACTCGAATTCTGATTCTTTCGATTCAGACACAGAGGCCGGCGCGGAATATACGCGCGCAGCTTCATGGCCGCCAGGTGCTGGAGAATTTGCCACGTCTGGCAATGGCGACATTGTATATTTTGACGCGTCACAAAACGGCGTACAAGTCGCCGTCCTTCCATATCGATTCCGATGCACGCCGCTCACGCTGGACAAGATAAAGGCTTTTGCACAGGCCGCAGTGTCTGGGTCAGAGCTTGACGCTCTTGTCGATGCTGCGGTCGATGCGGCGGTCGATGCTGCGGTCGCTTCGCTGGGTACCGCATATCCTCCTGGGCACATTTCGGGACTCATTCTTTCCAATAGCATCACCGACCCAACGAATGACCTGGACATTACGGCAGGTTCTGCGCGCGACGCAACCGACTCTGAAAATATCGACTATGCAGGCGGGACAATCCAGACCGATGTTGCTTTCGGCACAGGGAACGGGTCGCTGGATACTGGGGCGGTTGGGAACGGCACCTATCATGTCTGGCTAATTAAGCGCTCAGACACTGGCGTTTCCAAGATTTTGACTTCGCTTTCGGCATCGGCCCCTACGATGCCCGCAAATTACGATTTTAAGGCATACGTCTGCCCAATCATTCGGCTGGGTGGAGCAATCCGCCCGTTTGTTCAGAGCGAAGACGGAGAAGAATTTCTCCTTGTTACGACAGCAGAAGATCATTCCGGCGTTACTATCGACACAACGGCAACCAACTTTGCCATGACCGTTCCTACAGGGGTGACTGTTGAAGCAATCGTCACAATGATGGTAGAGACTGGGACGGGATCAGTCAGGCTCTACTCGCCACTCCAGGCTGATCTTGTGGCCACAAACGCAAACGCAAGCGTTAGGCTCGACATAAACAATGACTATCAGTCAATATGCAAGCGAGTGCGCACAAACACTTCTGGAGAGGTGCGATTGCGAGCCAGCGCAACATTTACCAATGTTGCTTACTTGAGCACCGACGGATGGGTCTACAGGAGGCGCAGATAAAAAAATGGAAATCGCAAACGAACAAATACAGCGAGCCGGCACAATCGCGGGCACCAGTCTTCTGGGCGCGCTTGTGTACTATTTCCGGCGCAAGAAAGAGAAGCGCGAGGAGCTTAACGAGCGACTGGCGCGCATGGAAGCGAAAACGGATGCAATCGAAAAGAACGTGCAAATAATGTTGACGCACATTGTCAGCACAAAGGCAGCGAGGCGAAGAAAATGAGAAGCCCGGTAGAGAAACCAGTTGTTACAAGCCATTATGGATGGCGCATGCTGAACGGACAGAAGCAGTGGCATCCCGGTATCGATTACGTAAGCGGCACAGGTAACAAAACCGTTTTTGCAATCGCCGCTGGCACCGTTGTCCTTGACTTTGACGCCTATGAAGAGGCAAAACGCTGGACAGATCCAGCATCGAGCGCGGGGAATTACATCTGCGTAAAGCATGATCTGGCGCAGGGCAGTTTTTTTGTCCGCTATCTGCACCTAAAGAAGAACAGCGTGGCGCACGGGCAAAAAGTCCTTGAAGGCCAGACTCTCGGGGAATACGCTGACGTGGGGTTCTCCTATGGGGCGCACTTGCACATAGAGGCCTATGATTCGCAATGGAACCCGTGCGACATTTCGAAACTTTTCAATGGGATCGTGCCAATATGACAAAAAAACTACTGACCCAGCTAACCGGCGTATTTATCGCCGTTGCATTCGGCGCGCTTTCCACGTTTTCCGCAATGGAAGCGCCCGACGCAAAAAGCGCGATTGTCAAAGGGTCTGAGATCCCGCCCTGGGGAATCCCTGCGGCGATTTCGGCCGGCGGCTTCCTGGTCTGGCTGTTGCCTATTATCTGGCCTTACGCGCGCGAAGCCTGGAGCAAATGGCGCTCCGGCTCCTGATTGCGGGGCTGTTGTTTGCATCTGCCCCGGTGCGAATTTATGAGGATGCAGCGCAACGCGCTGGCGTGGATCCGGCAGAAATCCAGGCGCTGGCAGAGGCCGAAAGCCGGCACGACCCGCGCGCGGTTTCGTCGGTCGGCGCCCTGGGATTGATGCAAATCATGCCAGCCACTGGCGCCTGGTTCTGTAAACTCGCCCGCGCCGAATTGCTGGACGCTGTAAAAAATGCCAGGTGCGGCGCCGCGTATTATGCGTATTTGCGCGCACGGTTCCGGGGGAATCCTGTTCTTGCTGTTGCTGCGTATAACGCAGGGCCGGGAGCGGTTGAAAGGTTTGGCGGCGTGCCTCCGTATCCGGAAACGCGCCGCCATGTCGAGAAATGGGCGAAGGCTTTCGCGCGGATCAAAAATCAAAAAGGAATGTCGTCGTCCGGGTATTCTCCGGAGACGTCAACGCCGCCTGCCGGCTCTGGCGCGTTTGGCGCTGGCTGGCTTGCGTCTTTTTTGTTGGGCATTAGCTCCATTCTTTCGCAGTTCCCGACGTGCCGGCTGTGCTTGGTGCCGTCCTTCTCCCATGTCTCTAGCTCAAGTTTTCCTGTCAGCCCGACCATGTGACCTTTTTTCAGATACTGAGCGGCGACCTCGCCAGTTTTCCCCCAGATTTTCCATCTGAGAAAACAGGCTTTTTCTTTCGTCTCGCCGTTTTTGTCCTTCCATTTCTCGGACGTTGCCACGTCAACCTGGCACAGAGTCGTCCCTCCTGGCAGCGTTTTTGTCTCAGGGTCTCGCGTTAGGCGGCCCACTTGAATCAGTATGTTCATTCTATTCCCATCCTTTTTTTCATTTCGTTTGCAACCGTGTTTTCATTGTCATGCTTCCGCGAGCGGTCCGAGTGGATATATTTTTCGGTCGTTGCCAATTGCTTGTGACCCAGAAAGTCAGCCACTTCGCGCTGGGACAGGCCTGCGGCGTGTGCAACGCTTCCGGCTGTGTGGCGTAAATCATGCAAGTGGACGCCTGGCAGATTTGCAAGCGCGCAAATGCGCCGCCATGCGCCGTAGGGCTCGACGAAACACTGGCCCGGGATTCTGCCGGGTATGATCCATGGAGAATCGCCGCGCGGAATTTGCCGGATGATTTCGAGCGCTGGCTCTGATAGAGGCTTAAAACGTGCGCCGGTTTTGGAGTCAGGCAACAGAAGCGCCGAGCGCGAAAAATCGACCCATTCCAAACGCGCCTCCATGATTTCGCGCAGCCTGCACCCGGTCAGCAGGAGCAGGCGGACCAGTGGCACAATCTGCCAGGCTCGCCAGCTGCGCGCCTGATCGAGAACAGCGCCGAGCCGTTGCAATTCGTCCGGGCTCAGCATCCGCTCGCGGCCGTCCTCGTGGAATTTGGGGACATGCCTGCACGGGTTCGATCCGTCCGGGCGTAGCTCCCAGACTTCGGCCAGGGTGAGGGCCTTAGAAATCAGGGCCCTCGCACGGTTTGCGGTTACGTGCGAAACCGATTTGCCTAGCTCTGCGTGCAAGGTCATGATGTGCGCGCGGGATACGTCGCGCACCGGCACGGATCCAAGCGTCGGCAGAATGTGCAGGCGCCAGGTCAATTCATCCTGTCGGATGCTACGCGGTTTTTTGCGCGGGGCGTGCTCTGCCATGTAGCGCGCAGCGAGCTCTGCGACTGTGCAGGCCGCCGGAGCCTGCGCGGAAGGGAGGTTTAAACCTTCTGGCATAAAAGCGCCATGCGCTTGCAAGCTGCGAATTTTCCCTTTTGCAGAGTGAGCCCGACTTGTCGGTCGGACAGGTAACCCAGACGCTTAGAAAGCGCACGCGCAGAGCCGGCGCGCTTTGCGGCCTCCTGAATCTGGAACTTGTAAAACGCAAGGGCGGCCGTCGTGGCCGCCTCTGCTTGCTCGAAATTTGTGATTTTTATCATGCCTCTATCAGCCTCCGCTTGTACTCCGGGGATTCAAGGCCCCGGATAAATTCCACTTGTTCGCGCGCCGCGCGTTGCTCGTCGAGCATCTGCTCGACGTCCTCGATTTCGCTGTCTTCGATCATGCCAATAAAGGCCATTTTCTGCGCTTGACTAAGTTTCATTTTTTTTGAACTCCGGCGGATTGGTCGCCACCCTGAATTTTGCCGGTCTATTCCCGGCCGCCATCCCGGTAGGTCCGGGAGCCCCCTGCGAGTTTGCCCCGAAGGGCCGCCCGTGCAGATCGCGCGCCGCCTATTGGCGGGATTATTGCGCGCTCACTTTGCGGGCGCGCGCAGGATTGCGGCGTTGCGCTTCTGCTCGTTTGATTTGGCTACCAAGCGGCTGCGCTCCTCAACAAGAAGGAGCCTGTGCGCGGAGTTCTTCACCCGCTTGATTTTCGCCGTAAGTTCTGCAATCTTTGCTTCCATAGTATTATTATAGACGCATTTCAGATTAAATGCAAGCAAAAAATATTGCCTGAGTTCTTTTTTTTACATGTCCAGGCTTTCCTGCTATCCCTCCGGCTCTGCGTCTTCCGGCAGGACCCTCTGGAGCGGGAGGCCGGTGCAACGCTGTTTGACGCCAGGACCAAACCTGATTGCATCCATTACCTGGGCAAAATCAAGGCGTTTCAACATCCGGTCATAATTCGCGGCCCATGGGGTTTCACGCAGCAGGCGCCGGAGCGCGTCATGTTTATTCGCCACAAAAAGCGACTCCCGGCCCATATCAACGCGCAGGCCGAGGCGTTTAAGCGCTACATCTGCGTCCTCCACGGACAGCCGAACCGGCCCGATGCTTTTACCGGCCGCCCGCTGGACGAGCTCGCCGACCGTGAGCTCCTGCGTCCGGTCCGAATCACTCACCCGGACCTGGGAGGTCAGAATCGTTTGCAGGACGATTTCCTCGTCTTTCGTTTCCTGGCTTTCGCGCTGCGCCTGCAATTGCGCTTTCCGCGCCTCGATCCATTCGCGCGCGGCGTCCTCTTCGATTCTGGCGTCTGACGTCAGAGAATACGCGCCGGCCAGCAGTATCCCGATTTGGTCACCAATCCGCTGATTTCCCAGCACGTCGGCCGCAGCGCGCCCAAAAATGCGGGCGTTCTCCCGCAAAATCGGGATGAGCGAAATCGTCCGCGCCCGTATCCCGTCGCAATACTGGCCCGTAAAAAGCGCCTCAGAATCGGCCTTGAGACTCGCCCAGCGCTCGGCCCTGCCCGCGTTTCGATCCGGACGGAGGCCAACGACAGTCACCCGCGATTCGTCGGCGCCGTCCTCAATGCCGACGCCAATGCTCGAGAACAGAAAGCAAGACCGGACGTCAAACCGCTGGGCCTTGCCGGCGATTGTGCCGCGAAACGTGTTCGCCTCACCCTCTGAGGATGCGCCGCGCGCCAGAAACAGCAGGTTTTTTACGTTTTCGCGCGCGCGCTGGTCATGGCCCTCGGCCTCGTCTATGACAACCGGGAGCGCATCGCCCGCGAGTTCCTGACGAATCCCCGCTTCGGAGGATTTGCCAAGCGCAATAATCGACTGATTCCCGAGGAGCGGGCGGATTATTTGCGTTTGGACGTAGCTTTTGCCGGAACCGCTGGGCCCAGTCAGCCAGAGGTGTGGGCGCCAGGATAGCGCGCCGCAGATAGGCGCAACAACGGCCCAACCTGCGAGGAAATAGGCGTCAAGCGGGGTTTCCCAGTTGTACCGGCGCAGCATGGCCAGCATTTTGGCCGCCTCATCCGTGCTCGCAGCGGACGCGTCAGGGGATCCAATCGCGGGCCGGTGCTCGTAAACATGGCTCGACTCCATTTCATGTAATGGGATCGCGCGGCCGTCTGACAGGAGCCGATCGCCCAGGTGCAGAACTACGCGCCCAGAATCCCACCACGCCCCGCGCCCGCGTAGCCGGCGCTTGTCATAGGGCCCGGCCTGCACGCATTGCTGAATGATCGCATCTGCCGCGGCGTCCCA